GCAGCGTATTGTACTGCAAGCGCTCCCTGCTTGTTCTTGTTACAACTAGTGCAAAGACAATGTTTTATTGCTGATGGTTAAGTTCTTGTTCTTTATCAGCAACAGACGCTAAATCTTCCATGTGATTTCCCCAATCAATATATTGAGCAACTGTTGGAGGAATTTCAATAAATCCTCTTCCGGCTACCATATAATGAACAAGTTCATCAGTATCAATGATTATATCTCCAATAGATGTACTTCTTTTATCCAAAGAAGCATATCTTTCAGAAAAATCATTTTGTGAAAGTTTAAATGCTTGTTCTAAAGATTCACAATCAATTGAACAAATATGTTCAAATTCATGCAAACTTCTATCCATATTAGTGTTTAAACTTCCACCAACAGGATGTAAAATTTTAAATGTTTTCATTTTGTTTACATATTTAACAACATGACTGTTGCTTGTTATTTTACAACACACTTTAATATAGGTAGTGTTGATCACCTGATTTGAATAGTTTACTCTATTGTGTTTCCCTCTGCACTCAGTTGTAATAGATAGTTAGACCTCATTTTGAACTATCAATTGGAATCCTGCAGTCTCCACATGCCTGTGGTGCTTTATTACAACTGCTCACCCTTGGGAGACTGATTTACCTTCACCATTCTTGTTGCGTTTAAAACATATATATTGTGAAGAAGTTATCTAGATAACCTGTAATTAATCAGTGTGGTTTTACATCTTAGTATCTCTTGAGCATAAACAATATTGCATAGGAGAATTTCATCCAGTATTGTTACTGTAAACCTATGGTTACTACTAAGAAGTCTTTATATCCACGTGAGAATGGTGCATTAACAGTGTGATTATCTACATTGCTAAAAGAAAGCCACTGCGCTAGCGTAACTATGCGCAGTGGCTTTTGAAGTTTCCCTGTTTTACAGGGCCTGCTTACGCAGGAATGGGTTCCACCCAAAACAAGCCTTTCAAAGGCTCGCCGGTTTCCTGATCAGTAATAGCCTTATTACTGAGGCGGAAGCCGGGAATGGGCATTCCAACTTTAAGCTTGCTTTGCAATTGCTTAATAGTTGGATGACTGGCTTTCATAGTTTCGCCGGTCTGTGGATCGGTCAAACTAAGAATGCCAAATTGCAGGTTATCAGTTTGGGCTCTTGCCCCAACTTGGAATCCTGCAATTTCAGCCTTGACGCTTGACAAAGGCTGATCAGAAACAACGATGACAGCACTTTGTGTGTCAGCATTGATTCTGAATTTACGGAAAAAAACTGTCTCTGACATGGTTTTTTTTTTAAATGGTTTTACATATCCGGGGACACCCCCGGTCAAAATATAGCCGGGGAGCGGTTCAATGGGACCCCCACACAATGCGGTAAATAGGTGGGGGTGATTTACGGGGGGTATATATTTTCCCTATATGGATGGGGGGTAGTTAAATTTGGGACTGAAAAAAAAAATTGGTATATTGTAGTATGGATAAAGTTATTGAATTTGAAACAAAACTCAAGCAAGCTTATTATAGCACTTATAGGATCATTACTAATAAGGTTAGTTTCACGGATCTATTAGATGAGGATGTCAGTAAGGGAGCTGTGACACTTTTGGTTCATGACCCGGATAAGGAGATAAGTGAGAGTACTATAAAGGATGTGATTAAATACTATGAGGAATCCGAAGAATATGAGAGATGTGCTGAGTTATTGGATGTATTAAATAAAAAAATAAATATATAAACCTTTTTTATTTAACTTTATTTGGTATATTTGCAATAGTTAAACCAAATAAAAAATGCAAAACAATTCAGAACAAGAAGCTGGACCACAGCTTTCAAAGGAGGAAATTGCCCAAAAGAGGGAAGAGATTACAGAATTCTACAGGTCCAATATTGGACATTTGGAGGTTCAGGTAAAATACGAAAATTTGCTTGCTGAAATTGAGGAGGCTAGAGCAAGGAGGGCCAGAGCTCAAATGTTTATGGCTCAGCTTTTTGCTGATTCTAATCCGGAGACTGACTCCGCAACTGAATCAGATGAAGAAATGCTTGAAGAAGCACCTCGTAGATCTTTAAAGAGAAACTAGTATGAGGATGCTAAAAAAGGGGGATACTGGCCAAGATGTAGTAAAGCTGCAGCAACTTTTGAATTTGAAGGCTGATGGGATTTTTGGTGAAAAGACTAGAGCTGCTGTAGTAAACTATCAGTTGTACCACGAGCTTTTTCCGGATGGTGTTGTTGGAAATGCCACCTGGACGCTTCTTTTGTCAAAGACTGGTTTTGCTGAGGCTATTGATAAGGACACAGATTTATCTGTTAATTACAAGTCAAACAACTATGATCAGCTGATACATCAGTATTATATGCCTAAGAATGAGTATGTTAGTGAAAATGTACCTAAGGAGTATGTTGTTCTTCACCATACAGCCGGTGATGACAATCCTTATAGTACAATTGATATATGGGCTAAAGACACCCGTGGGCGTATAGGTACTGAGTTTGTGTTGGGTGGTCAAGATCATACTACAAGTGCAAGCAAATACGATGGTGCAATGGTTCAAGCTTTTCCGACTGGTAATAATGCTTGGCACATAGGTAACTCAGGATCAGGCTATATGAATCGGAGGGCTGTAGGTCTGGAAATTTGCTCAATGGGGTATCTTGACGCTAAATTTAAAACCTACAAGAAGAGCACCGCTGCTCCTGAGCAGGTTATTACGTTAGACTCACCATTTAGGGGATTTGTAAATTGGCACCGGTATTCAGATAACCAAATTGATGCTATATCTAAATGGTTAAGGTTTATTGGTGAAAGAGACGGTGTTGATTTAAAAGTTGGTTTGTACGAGTGGATTAAGAAAGACGGTCCCAAGAAAGCTTTTGAATTTCAGGAGGATGCTTATTATGGAAAAGTAAAAGGTTTATTATCTCACACTAATATCAGGCGTGATAAGATGGATGTTTATCCGGATCCAAGGTTGATAGATGTTATTATGAGTTTATAGTAAACCATTAAGTGTAAACTAATATAAAATGCCATTAGTAAATAAAGTAGATAAGAGAATTAGAACAACGAGTGAAAATGCTGTGAAATATCAGATTTTCACTCATTGCTTCTTTAATTCAATTCATATTACAGATTCTGAGTTAGATTGTTTAACGCAACTTGCTTTAAATAAAGACATTGAGCTTACTAAGTTCTGCAGTATTGTGTTCAATATGAAAATTTTTAAGAGTGAACAATCTGTGCGTAATGCTTTGGCTAAAGCGTACTCTAGGAATCTTATAGTTAAATCCGGTAAAAACAAAAAAATTATCAGACTTAATGATGATATACAAGTTCCTGAACCAGGAAACATACTTTTAGATTTTAAAATATTTGGTAGTGAATCCTAAAAAGTACAAAGATTTTGAAGATGGTATTGCCGAAGAAGTTGGTGTACATCCTAAGGTTGTCTCTGATTTTATAGATTTTTTCTACACTGAAGTTAGAAAAAATTTAAGTAATTTAAATAGTACCAGGGTTTACATTGAGAGTCTTGGTACGTTTGTAATTAGGAAAAAGAAATTGGAAAAGACTATTAAGAGAAATAAAGATATTTTAGGGAATCTTGCTAAGAACACGTACAATGGTTATGAAAAAAGCGTTGCTGTAAAAGAAAAGCTTGAAATGCTTGAAAAGATAAATGCTGAGTATGATGAGATTTTAAAAGACAAACAAAAGTTTAAGATTGATAAGTATTCAAAAACAAAAAGTTAAAAATGGATTTAAAGAAATTTTTAGGCGCTTTTGGAAATAGTTCTCAGATATTTGAGGGTATTAAGAACAATATCTTTAAAAAGGAACATATAGAAGCAGAGGCTGCATTACGGTGGTCTATATGTAAAAAATGCGACAGCCTGGATACAATTGGTAAAAATTGTATTGCTTATGGTACACAACCATGTTGTAAAGAGTGCGGTTGCAGTTTACAATTTAAAACTCGCGCTTTGTCATCTAGTTGCCCAAAGAACAAGTGGAAAGCCATTATGGATGAAGAAACAGAACAAAAACTTAAAACAAATATTAATTATGAAGATTGAACTTTTTGAATCTGAGATTAACGCTATTGATAGTAATGAAGAATTGGGAGAGTATGTTAGATCTAAAATGCTATTTGTTAAGTCTATTGATAATGAAGAAGCATTTGAAATATTGCTTAGTGATTTAAATGATGTTGATAATTCTGATGGTAAAGCTGGTTTGAATGATTCCGTTATACCGGAAGATGAATATATCAATATGTTAGAAAATGTTTCTATTTCAGCATATCCACCTAATGAGTGGGTTTCTACTAATACTTCTATTTATAATTTGGATATTAAGTTTTAACTATGGGTGTTTTATTTAATGAGGCCGGGCATGAATACAAAAGTATTAAAGATGACGGTATAGACTGGATTAGTGTAACATCTTTTATTGGTAAGTTTAAGCGTAAGTTTGATCCTAGAGCTACAGCAAAGAAGGTAGTGCAAAATAAAAAATCAAAATGGTATGGGATGAAAGAGTCCGATGTTATTGCCATTTGGGATAATGAAACAGAACGAGCTATTACTTTAGGTAATTGGTATCACCGGCAAAGGGAATCTGATTTTTTTGAATTTGAAACTATAAGCAAAGATGGTGTTGAGCTTCCAATTGTAAAACCAATTATTGAAAATGGAGTTAAGATTTCATCAGATCAAAGATTATGTGAAGGGATTTATCCTGAGCATTTAGTTTATTTGAAGTCTGCCGGAATTTGTGGTCAAGCAGATTTAATTGAGGTTATTGGAAATACGTTTAATATCACAGACTATAAAACAAATAAGGAGATTAAAGAGAAAAGTTTTACAAATTGGGAGGGTGTATCTGAAAAGATGGAAGCACCACTTTCACATTTAGATAACTGCAATCTTAATCATTATAACTTACAATTGAGTATTTATGCGTATATTATAAAGAAGCATAATCCGAGATTAAGTGTTGGCAAACTCACATTACAGCATGTGAAATTTGCTCAAATTGGAAATGACAAAAATGGTTATCCCATAATTGAGTATTCCAACGGGGAACCGGTTATTGAAGATATCGTATTTTATGAGCTTCCATATTTAAAGGATGAAGTTAGTAGTTTAATGCACTGGTTAAAAGATAGAAAATGATAATAAGATTATTTGATGTTCAAAATGGTAAAGCAATTCCAACTGAACATTGCTATATACTGGATTCCTTAAAAGCCGTTATGGAAAGTTATCCGGAAACGTATATGTCTGTTTATCAGTATATATTTTATATGACCTGCCCTAATCCAGATATGAATCCTTTTTTTAATGTACCTGAAAGTGAAAAAGAAGAATTAATCATTGAAGCTGTATTATTGGAAGAATCTCCTGAAGATGAAGTAATTTTAAGGGCTATTGCAACATGTAATAAACTTTATGAAACACCTACATACAGAGCTTATAGAGGTATTAAGTCTATGTTAGATAGATTAGCTAAATATATGGAAACAACAGCTATTGAACATGGTCGAGATGGCAATATTAATTCACTTATAAACGCTGCAGCAAAGTTTGAACAAATTAGAGCATCGTATAAAGGAACTCTAAATGATATGAAACAAGAACAAGAAAGTCATGTTCGTGGTGGCCAAGGTTTAGCTTATGATCAAATTTAATTTATGGCGTATTTAAATCATAATCTTCCATTGACACCTTGCTTTATCCGCAATGAGTTTTTGTTTAACCATGAGCGTGGTTATGGTGAATATACTGTGGCAAACATACATACTGTTGCATCAATAGAAGGAATGGTACCTTTGTTTGAGGCGTTTTTAGAAAATGGAGTTAATTGGACTCGCCGGCCTATTCATGCTTTTTGCTGGAAAAAAGATGCAGAAGTTTTACCGCTCAGTGAACATGTTTACTGGGATAGTTTTAGTCCGTACATTGATGTGCAAGTAAGAGCACGGTTGTATCCATTAAGTGCTGAATTGCGATCTATTAGTGGGGTTAAAAGATTGGGTGTCTATATGTTTACACTCGATTGGTCTCACGAAAACAAAACAATGTTGGACACAAATTTTTCTGAAACATATGAGCATAAATGTGGGCATGTGTTTAAAATGGATAATGGCAACTATTTTATTTATCCCAATAACAGGATTGTTTGGATTGATAAAGCTTACACATTTAACAGAATTAATAATAACCCAGGTTATAAAATTGACACGAATTTGTACACTGTTGATTCTAGTCGGGGTTATTCTACAGATAGCAGTTATATTACAGATTTTAATACAGAAACAAAACTATGATTTTATTTAAAACTTCAATTAGAGAATCAAACGGCAAGGGATTAGGTTTGTTTACTGATGAGTTTATTCCAAAAGACTCATTGGTATATAAAGATAGTACTAGCAAAATTCATAAAAATGATATCCAAAAGCTAAGTGCGTTTTCAACTTTATATATTGAAACTTACACTTGGAATGTAGGTGATTATGTATATTATACTGTAGATGATACTATGTATATTAATCATGCCGACAATCCATCTGTTGACGGTGCCACTGGAAAGGCTCTACGAGATATTAATGTTGGAGAAGAAATTACAGAGCATTATTCTACATTTGATCCTACTTATGATACGTATAAACATTTATTAAAGCCTTAATTATGAGTAAACATCCTAAATTAATTTTTTGTTATTGGGACGATTGCCATTTTATAAATGAAGGAAATAAGAAAAAATATAAAATAGTAAAAGATGAAAAACCAAAAGATAACCCCGATAGGGAAAAAGATCCTGATACTGGAAAAAAAACCTGAGCAATTTTTTCCAGGCACTAAGATTATTATTCCGGATAATGTCCGTGAAAAAACCTATCAAGGCCACGTAGTTGGCATTGGTAAAGAAATTTCTGACATTAATGTTGGAGATTTAGTTCAGTATGTTGATTATGCTAATGCACAGGAAATGTACCATGATGGTGTAAAACATCTACTAATTTCTCACGCTGATATTCTAGCTGTAATTACAGATTTTAGTGATTAGAGTTATACCCACATACGAGAATAACACATGGACCGTCACAAAATTTGATACGGATCAGGAGTTTATTGATTTTATACTTTCTATATTTAAAGTTCCTGGTGAATATGCCTTTGATGAAACATCTTGGGCGTTTAATGAACAATCTAAAAATTTTGAGAGTCAGGGTTTTTACTGTGCTGCTCCATTTAGATCTAAAGATTTTAATTATTACTGGGATGATCAAAAGGAAAAGTGTAGAAAAGGAGTAATTTTCAAAAACAATGGTAATTTTTGGTACCTTACTAGGGATTATTACATGTGGCTTAACTTTCTTCCTATTTATGATAAGGAAGAAAAAAAGTATGGGTTTGCTAAAGTAAGGGACGCTCAATATCATATGGCTTTGTATGAGCTATTAGCGGAACTTAATTACAAGCATGTGGCAATATTAAAAAAGCGTCAGATTGCATCTTCTTACTTTCACATGGGTAAGATTATAAACACATATTGGTTTGAAGAGGGTAGCGTTTGTAAGATTGGTGCAAGTTTGAAAGATTATATAAACGATAAAGGTTCATGGAAATTCTTAGACGAATACAAAGACTTTCTTAATGAACACACTGCTTGGTACAGACCAAGCAATCCCGAAAAGGTTTTATTATGGCAGCAGCAAATTGAAGTAAGGGTTGGTAATAGAAAAACAACAAAGGGTTTAAAATCTAAAATACAAGGCACTTCATTTGAGAAAAGTCCAACCACCGGTGTTGGTGGACCAACGACATATTTCTTTCATGAAGAAGCTGGTATTGCACCAAAGATGATGGAAACCTATGAGTATTTAAGACCGGCAATGTCATCTGGCCAACTTACAACTGGTATGTTTATTGGCGCTGGTTCTGTGGGTGATTTGGAACAATGCAAGCCACTCAAAGACATGATATTAAATCCCACTAATAATGATATATATGCTGTTGAAACAGATTTAATTGATGGGGATAATACTATTGGTTTAGCCGGTTTATTTATACCTGAACAATGGTCAATGCCTCCGTATATTGACGAATATGGTAATTCTTTAGTATCAGAGGCGCTAGAAAGTATTTATAATCAAAGGGCTAAATGGAAGCTAGAATTAAACCCAGAGCAATATCAACTTAGGATATCTCAGTCCCCAACTAATATTGCTGAAGCTTTTGCTTATAGAAAAGAATCTATATTTCCTCAAGGTATTATTACAAAGCATCTTAAGAAGATAGAAGAAAAAAATTATCCTTATGAGTGCATTGAATTGGAAATGACTAGCAGTGGGCTTGAAGCAAAAAGAAGCAACAAGCTTCCTATATCACAGTTTCCTATAGATAAGCAATCTACGGATAAGTCTGGAGTATTGGTTGTTTGGGAAAGACCTGCTAAAAATTCCGGGTTTTTAAATTACTACGCATCTGTTGACCCTGTTTCAGAAGGTAAAACAACCACATCTGATTCTTTGTGTAGCATTTATATTTATAAAACGGCTACAGAAGTTAGGCGTGAAACGCCGGATGGCTATGAATCTTTTATAGAAAAGGATAAAATTGTTGCTGCCTGGTGTGGCCGTTATGATGATATTAATAAAACACACGAGCAATTAGAAAAAATTATTGAATGGTATAATGCTTGGACTGTAGTGGAAAACAACATATCCCTTTTTATTCAGCACATGATATCGAAGAAAAAGCAAAAGTATCTTGTACCAAAGCATCAAATTTTATTCCTAAAAGATTTGGCATCAAATACCACTGTTTATCAAGAGTATGGTTGGAAGAACACAGGTACTTTGTTTAAAAGCCACCTTATTTCTTACGCTATTGAGTTTTTAAGGGAAGAAATTGATAGCGAGCTTGATTCTGAGGGGAACATTATTAGTACTACGTTTGGTATTGAAAGAATTCCGGATCCAATGCTATTAAAGGAGATGCTAGCTTATCAACCAGGTGTAAACGTTGACCGGCTAGTTTCTTTTTCAGCTTTAATTGCTTTTGCTAAAATACAGCAGTCAAATAGGGGATTTACCAAAAGAAATGAAGAAGATAATACAAAGAACTTGGAAAATCAGAAAAATTTGTATAAATTAAAGTATAGTCCGTTTAAAAATTTGGAAAAGAGGGGATCCACAATTTCCAGTAAAGTTTCTAAATCGGCTTTTAAAAATTTTAAATAATGAAATTATATAACGCACTGGATTTAAAAAAAGGGGCTAAGGCAGAAGACTACCAAGCCACATCGAGTCTTACACAACCAGTTCAGTTTTTACCTCAAAATGAAAAAAATGATGATTGGGCTGCTTGGAACATAGACTGGCTTGAAATACAGGGTGTTGAGTTTTTGAGAATGAATTCGAGAAAACTACTTAAAAACTATAAACTTGCTAGAGGAATTATAGATAAAACAGATTACATTGTTTCAGATGATAATGATTACAGTGATGTGCTTGATGTTTTGACAAAAGAAACTGAATCAGCTTTGGAGCTTAAATTTTATCCTATTATTCCAAATGTGATTAATGTATTGTCCGGTGAATTTTCAAAAAGGTATAATGGCATTCAGTTTAGGGCTGTTGATGATACGTCTTATAATGAGATGTTAGAGCAAAAAAGAATGCTTATTGAGCAAAATTTATTGGCTGATGCACAGTCTAAGCTTATTGCTAATATGATTGAAATGGGGATGGATCCTGAGAGCGAAGAGGCTAAACAAGCAATGTCCCCTGAAAATATTAAGTCTTTGCCTGAGATTGAAGATTTTTTTAAGAAGGATTATAGGTCTTTAGTTGAAGAATGGGCATCTCATCAGTATAAAGTTGACGAAGAGAGATTTAAAATGCAAGAGCTAGAGGAAAGAGCCTTTAGGGATATGCTTATAGTAGATAGAGAGTTTTGGCATTTTAAAATGCTTGAAGATGATTATGATATTGAGTTGTGGAATCCGGTTTTAACTTTTTACCACAAATCTCCTGATAATCGTTACATATCAGAGGGAAACTTTGTTGGTAAGATTGATTTAATAACTGCAGCTGATGTTGTTGATAAGTATGGTTATTTAATGACTGAGCAACAATTAGTTTCTCTCCAAAATATTTATCCTGCAAAATCAGCTTTATATCAAGTTAATGGCTATCAAAATGATGGTAGTTATTATGATGCCACTAAATCTCATGAATGGAACACAAATTCACCGGGCCTTGACTATAGACGTTTTGTGAGTAATTGGACTAATGACCCAGCTGCCGGTGGAGATATTTTGAGCGCTATTTTAAAAGAGGGTGACGATATTTCAAATTGGGGTGAAAGATATTTGATGAGAGTGTGCACAGTTTATTGGAAGACACAAAGAAAATTAGGTCATTTAACTAAAATAACTGCGGAAGGAGAGGTTATTCAGGAAATTATAGATGAAAACTTTAAAGTCACTGAAAAGCCTATATATGACACGTCATTGTTTAAAAATAAAACAAAAGAGAATCTATTAGAGGGTGAGCATATTGACTGGATTTGGATTAATGAGGTTTGGGGTGGAGTTAAGATTGGGCCAAATCTACCTTCTTTTTGGAGATCTAATATATCTAATAATGTTAGTCCTATTTACTTAGGTATAAATAGAAAAAAACCTGGTAGAATTCCTTTTCAGTTTAAAGGCAGTCATACTTTGTATGGGTGTAAGCTTCCTGTTGAAGGCCGTGTATTTTCGGATAGGAATACAAAATCAACATCTCTGGTTGATTTGATGAAAGCCTATCAAATTGGTTACAATATGGTAAATAACCAAATTGCGGATATATTGGTTGATGAACTTGGTACTGTTATTATGTTTGACCAGAATGCTATTCCTAGGCATTCTATGGGAGAGGATTGGGGTAAGCATAACTACGCCAAAGCTTATGTGGCAATGAAAAATTTTCAGATGCTTCCTTTGGATACATCCATTACCAACACCGAAAACCCATTGGCATTTCAACATTATCAAACTCTAGATCTTGAACAAACAAAAAGATTGATGTCAAGAATTCAACTTGCTAATTACTTTAAGCAGCAAGCTTTTGAGTCAATTGGTGTTAATGCTCAGAGACTTGGGGGTGCTATTGCCCAAGAAACAGCTACCGGTGTGACTCAAGCTTTGAATCAGTCATACGCGCAAACTGAAATTTACTTTAATCAACACTCTGATTATCTGATGCCTAGAGTTCATCAAATGAGAACTGATTTGGCTCAGTTTTACCAGAGCTCAAATCCTAGCATTAGACTTAGTTATATTACAAGTGAAGCTGAAAAAGTTAATTTTAGTATCAATGGTACAACATTGTTACTTAGAGATTTTAATGTTTTTGCTACGACAAAGACTAACCATAGGTCAGTTTTGGATCAACTAAAACAACTTGCAATTCAGAATAATACAGCAGGCGCTTCAATTTATGATCTTGGTAATATTATTAAATCTGAATCTATAGCTGAGATTACAACCGCTCTTAAAACTTCTGAGGCAAAGCAAAATGAACTTAGAAATAAAGAGCTTGAGAATCAAAGGCAAATGCAAGAACAGCAGTTGCAAGCACGTGCAATGGAGAATCAAGAGAAAATAAATTTTGAAGCTTCTGAGAATGAAAAGAACAGGCAGAAAGATATTATAGTTGCTGAAATTCGTTCTGCAGCTTTTGGATCTGGTCAAGATGTTAACCAAAATATGGTTTCTGATTACAAAGATGCAATGGGTGAAATTCGTAAAACCACTGAATATCAGGAACAAATGAATTTTAAACGTGAGGAAAATGCCACTAAAACCGGTATTGAAAGGGAGAAGTTAAACGTTGAAAAAGAAAGATTAACTACCCAACGTGATGTTGCCCAAACTCAGCTTGAAATAGCTAGAGAAAATAAAAATAAGTATGATTCAAAGCCAAATAAAAAATAATTAATGTTTAATGAAAAAAATATTTTTGTCATAGCTATATGATGTAAAATATTTTTTTTGTAAAAAATTTTATAGGTTTAATTTGGAAATACTTTTTTATATTATATACATAACCAACAAACCAAAAAATATATGAGTGCACAAGAAATACAAACTAAAGTTGAAGTTTTAGATCTAGACATAGATCAGCTTTTCGGTGGAACTGCTTCTGCTGAAAGCATTACTGTTCCTGATTCCGGAACCGGTTCAGATAAAAAGTCTGTTAATATTTTTTCTAAAGCAAAACCCGCAGACTTTTCATTTACCGAACCAATTGATGATGGTAATAAAGAGATTACAGATGATAAATCTAATGCTGCATCAAATACCGAATTAACTGGTAACTTAGATAAAAATGAAACTACTAACGTAGATGAGTTTGATTCTTTTACTAAAGATGATGATAAGACTGAGAATAGAGGTAGAAAGAAAATTGAAGGCATTGCAGATGTGTTTAGCAAACTAATTAAGGATGAAAAAATTGTTCCTTTTGATGATGATAAACCATTTTCTGAATACACACTTAAAGATTGGGAAGAATTGATTGAAGCTAACTTAGAAGAAAAAGCTAATCAAACAAGACAAGAAACCCCAAAACAGTTTTTTGAGTCCTTGCCTGAGGAGTTGCAAATTGCAGCACGTTATGTAGCTAATGGCGGTACAGATCTTAAAAGTTTGTTTCAAACATTAGCCCATGTTGAAGAAACTAGGGATCTTGATGTAAAAAATGAGAAGGACCAGGAAAAGATTATTAGAGATTATCTTCATTTCACCGGTTATGGTAGTGAGTCAGATATTGAAGAAGAAATTGAAGTTTGGAAAGATTTAGGAAAACTTGAAGCGCAAGCTAATAAGTTTAAGCCAAAGTTGGATAAGATGCGCGAAGAAGTTGTGGCTAAAAAGCTTGAGGAACAGGAACTTAGGAGAAAACAACAAGAAACTGCATCACGCAGATATGCGCATAATGTTT